TACCCCGAGAATCCTCAGCAATAGGCACTATAAAATCTATCCGATTTTTACCCATTCAGACCAGTCATCACCAAAGGTATGACCCATCACAACAGAACTAAATCTTTGATATTTACTCATAAGGATATTGTTTTCCTCATTCACACCATCAATAGTTTGGATACATAGTTGAGCACCATCAGAGACAGCACTAATCATAGCTCTATCGTGTAGAGCATCAACAGTGTCGCCAAGAGAGTTAACAGTCTCAGGAGCGTTTAGAGTGGAAGCATCAATCCAAGATGCACCATCAACAATGGGTGTAGTTACATTACAATCCGCAATCAAAGCCATAGCTTATCCTTTCTGTTTAGCTAAATACTCTTTAGCAGTATATGTTTTAGAAACATTCTTTGGCTGTTTCTTAGCCTTTTTAATAACAATCTTATTCATAAAGCAATCCTTTACGCAAGCGTACAGTCCGAAGACTATACGTTTTTGATTGACACAGCACATTGTGGTCTAAGAGCTTTTACACCATTAGAGAAATATGCATTAATCAGTTTAGCGTTAAGATATTCAGGTTGCTCATTGATATCAATCTGAACGTCCCATAGACGTGCCATACCAGCCGCTTCGCTTGTGAACATTAAAGCCATAAGACCAACAGTGTTAGGGTTGTTATTTGTACTAAATACTTTAGCACCACCAACCATTTTAACTTCACCAATATCGTAACCACCATTACCTGATGTATAATCAGAATCAATAGTAATTAAAGCTTGTGGTAAAGAACTGTATAGAGTTGGTGAACAAGCTACATAAGCCTCTTCCTCTACATCGTTCTCACGCATAGCCGCGATACCAGCATAAATTGCTTGAGCGAACGCTTTACCAGTCGCCTCAGGGTCAGTCATAGGAACAACGATTCCAGCATTAACGATAACTGTACCATCACCATTTGCTACTAGACCAGTTGCTAAAGAAGATGCTTCAACAGCCGCAGAGATTTTTCTATCAATAGCATTAGCTAAACGCGTACCTAGTTGACGAACATTCATAGCAACAGTGTCATAACGAGCAACAGCTTGTTTCCATTTGTCAATTCTACGAGACTCATACTGAGGTCTGTCAAGAGGAACAACGATTTCGTCTTGTGTACCATTAGATACATTTACTCTAGTACCAGCTTGGTATTCAGTGATAGCACCATCGTCTCTATCTTCTTTACCTTCAACGATGAACGAACCAGCCGCCGCACCTTCAGGGATATTGTCTATACGGATTAAATCCATAAAACGAGTTTTTCTCTCAAACGCTTGTAATACGTCGAGTTGTATATCTGTTGTTAAATCTGAACCTGAGTCAGTACCGATATTCGGTGTTGTGTTTCCATCATAAGCCATAATGAATCCTTTTAATTTGTTTTAATTTAGGTTGTGGGTTGCCTAGTATGCACAAATCAAAGGAGCTAATCTTGGGAGAAAAGCTTTCGTAGATGTTATATAGTCAGGCGAGAAGCCCAACTAACCAATACGGAAGTATAACATAGTTTTTTAAAATCTAGGTAAGTTTTGAATTCCACCATTACGTTCAGTAGCTTGGAGTTTCTTTTTGTAGATATTCCAATCATTGATATTACCACGTTTCTTAGATAACTCTGCCGCGTCTTTATCTTTGTAAAGTTCTTGTCTCGACTTGTAAGGAGTTATGCCTTGATTCATTGGTTGACCAGCTATGCGTGTGTGAGCAGTACCAGCCTTTACAGCCTCTTGATAATCAGCTTGTAACCCTTTGATAGCATACTCTGACATAACACCGCCTAGAGCTTCATCATAAGCTTTCTTCTGACCATCAGACATATTAGCCTTGCCCCATTCAATCATAGACTCATAGTTCTCTTGACCACCAACAACAGCGTGTGCTGATGTACGAGCATCTCTAATCTCAATAGCCTTCAGCTTAATGTCTCTAGCATCAATACCAGCATCAACACCTTTCTGAATCATAGCATCTGTTAGCTCTAGGTTGTTGCCTATGAACTCACCAAGAATCTCTTGACCAACTGTGTCTTGAGCCTTGACTGCATCTGCTTGTTGTTGTTGTTCTGTATTAGTATTAGCCTGATTGTTCCCGTGTTGAGCACGGAAGTCTTCAGCCTCTTTTAGCTTAGCCATCACTTCATCAATAGAACCAAATCTACCTAGAAGCTTTCCATCTTTCATCTTTGCTTTAGCGTCAGCACTTAGCTCAAAGGCAGATAAGTCTACCTCTTGATTCTGTGATGGTAAGCCTGATGGTTCATTCGGAACATTTGTTCCACCATCTGCTGGTGGGGTTGTCGTATTAGGTACAGTATTAGGTGGTACATTGTTTCCTCCATTAGGAATCTCTCCTGCTACTGGTGGTGTACTCGTAGCGTTTGCCGGTGGCACATATCCATCAGCCATAACCTACCCCTCTTTACCGAAGAAGTCACGCTTGATGTCTAACTTAATAGGTCTATCTCTCAACTCTTGAGATGACAGTTTCCAAATTAATTGTTGTAAATCATTCTCTGACATTCCGTGTTTTTCCATAACCATAGATGGAGTCCAGTCACTATTGATTAAAGCTCTCAACTCTTCGATAGTACACTTGCTTTTCTGATTAGGTAATCTACCCATAATACGACCATTAGATGCTGAATAAGCTCTGTACTCGTCAGGAGTCATAGTTAAACAACCGCCAGTATCTCCACCAGCATCTTCCATACCTTGTAGGATATTCATTAGTCTTGACTCACTCTCTGTTGAGTGTGACTTGTTATTAGCTATCTGAAGCTTTAACTGTGCGTTCTCTTCAAGTAAATCTATTTGGTCTTCAGTCATAATGTCTTTAGACTCTAATGGTGGTGCTGTATCAAGTTCAGCTTGTAAGCCCTTAGACTTCTCTTTCTCTGCCAGTAACTCTTTCTCTAATTCTGCAATCGTCTTTCTTGCCATAATAATACCTCGTTGTTTTATTGAGCCTATTGACTCTCGACTATCCTCCGAAGAGGACAGCTAGAATCTATTGTGGAGGGACACCAGCGGCTTGGTTTCCAATAGCCGCACCAGCAGTACCAGCCATAGCTTCATCAGCTACTTGACCAGCTTGTTGGGCTTTCATCTTCTGCATCTCTGCTTCAACCTCTTTAGGGGTCTTCAGTAGATTTGTAGTAGTAACACTTTCGTATGAAGCATATCTGTTGAGTAGTTCACTATCGTGGAAGTAGTGTCTAAGACCAAGTGCTTCTGCTCTTTGCACAAGTGCATCTAAGCTTTGAGCTTCTTGTGAACGTCCTAGTGCATCAAGTCCAGTGAGTATCTCAACCTCTATTACATCAAACTTAATACCCAATTCTATCATAACTTGCTGAACAATCCATTTAGACCATAGCAGTGATAGCTTAGAGTATATACCTGATAGAGAAGAAGTCTCTAGCTCTTGAGCCATAAAACTAATCTCTTTAGCTGTAACTCTCTCTGCATCTCTAGTAACAGACTCATTCATCAAGAATGCTTGTGATAGCTCTTTCTTGAGGTTCTGTTCTCTCTCCATTGGCATTTGGAAATCGAAGTTCTTTTGAATCTGTAAGGCAGTTACATCATCAGCCGCACCATCAATCACGTCACCATTAATACTATCAGCAACATCATCTTTTCTAGTACGTCCACCACGTTCATTTACGAACAGTAGCATCTTAGCAGAGATGATAGAACCATCAGTAAGTAGTCTAGCTAACTTATCTAATTGGTTTAAATCTTGGTAGTAATCTTCAGCATATGGTCTATGGAACTGGTCGCCCACCATCCAAGTCCAGCCTAGATATCTGTATGGTAATTCATCATAGTTTTTATAACTAGCTTCCTCACCTACTAACTCCTGCTCAATCTCTTGATGTACTATCCACGACTCGTCTTCATCGCTAAGAGTTGCCATCGTATAAAGTTTGTATTCATCTGCTTCTTCCTTTGCTTCAACGCCCTCGGGAAGTCTTTTTAATGACTCTACGAAACACATTTTAACTGGCATACCTTGTTCGTCAAGGTCGACCACGAATGATTGCAACGGGTGAATTGATACTCCTTTCTTTGGTTTCTTCTCTACAATAGTAGAGCCTACAACTAGAAGTTGAACAATGATGTCAAACAGAGAAGTTCTGATTTGTTGTAATTCTATCTCTGCATTAACAGTAGCAATATTTGCAGATAGCAGTTGATATACTTTAGCAGTATTATCAGGGCTACCCTCTGTCAGAGCGTTTAACTCTTCAGGCTTAGGCACATATCTAAACGAGCTTGTTGAAGGAGGCAATAGTGCCATACCCATCTTCGCTTTCAGTGTATTAACCAATCGACCACCATAGCTCTGTGACGTGCTATCAGCCATAGCAGTTGTACCACTATCTGATTCCTCACGTATCACATATGGTAGTGTCAACTTAGCTATCATCTTAGCTCTATCTTCATACTGATTTCTGTCAGATTCTTTTGACGTATAGTATTCACTAGGCATTACAAAATCTAAATCCATAACTATTTACCTCCTTTCTTTGGTTGAGGAGTTACCATCAATCTGATGTACTCTATCAATTCTCTCTGTATCTTCCGCTTTAGAAAAGCATCAGTTGTACTAACATCTGTAACCTTATCAGGATACTCTTTGTCCAGTCTATCTAAGATTTCTTCTGCTCTCATACTGTACCGAACCCTAGTCCACTTGAGCCACCACTTGTACCCAATCCAGTATTACTAGCAATAGCAGTAGGTGATATGAAGTCATCATAAGTACCAGTCTCCTCGTCATCATCAGGTGCTCCAAACTCCACAGTAGCTTGACCCTCATTCTCAGCATCAATAGCTCTCTGTTTAAACATAGCCTGCTCTTGAGCCTCTGCATCAGACTTAGCTTGGGCTTGTATGTCTTGTTGTTCTTCATATGCTTGTTGTTGTTTAACTGTCCCATAGACCGCCGCACCAGCACTGACAACGGCAGAGCCAATCATATAACTATTAAAATCAAATAGTCTAAGCCACTTGTTCATCATTTCTCCCTTTGTAATTATTTCTTGAGTACATTATGTCACCCATTATAGCAAACTTAAATCCGTGAGGTTCTAGTCCATATTGTATCTTATCGTGGAACTCTTTAATATCTGTGATTACTGTTATGGGTGTTCTGTGTGATAGTTTGAGTAAATCTTTTAGCATAGGTAACGGAAATATAACATCAGCTTCGTGCATAGTAGAGGCAACATATGTTTCACCAGCAGAAGGATATAGCCCTATAAGACCATACCCAACACCATCTCTGCTATACAACACAAGACTCTCTGCCTCAAACCAACTAGGAGTAAAGTGTTCACCAACTATGTCTGAAACCTCTGCCCACGTAGGGTGTGTATTGCTCGTTAGCATCTTAGACAACCGGAATTAATCTTAGGCTATCAACCACAGATGCTCTTGTACCAGCAACAGTAATCAAAATACCAATAGATACTGCAAGACCATTACCTAGGAACTCATATGAGCCATCTCTGATACTAACACCGCTATCAGCATCGTTTACCAAGAACGTAATGGTTGCATCACCATCTATATAGTTTGCACTAATTCTATAGTTTTGACCATCTTCAAGTGTAAAGTTTTGAAACAGTATCTCATTGACACTTGTGGCTGGATTTTCAGCAGTATTAACACCAGCAGAACCAGTCCAATCATAGGCTTGTTGCCAATCATCAAGGTTGTTTTCAAACCCACCATTAAGAAACATTCCACCGTTGAAAGGTTGTTCAGACTCTTGGCAGATATAACCTCTACCGAAGTACAACTCTGGAGAATTTCTTTCTACAATCCCACAGCGACCAGCAGTTAAAGTATCTAGTGGGTCACAATCTAAGTAGTCTCCCATAGCAACACCATCAACCAATATAGTAACAACAACACCCTCA